GGTGGATGATACATAATAATGATGAAAAAATAATTATTATGCGCTCTTATAGTAAAGATAAAGACGACATATCTGGTGGTGGTGCTATTGCTATACCTAAAGGTTGGGTGACAAAAATAGAATATTTATCTGTTGACTACTCAGAACAAAAATAAGTTGTCAAGAAAACAATTATAAAAAGATTACTTGATAATTATGATAGACGTGTTTAAATTAGATCTCACCCCAAAATTACAAATCAGGAGATATTATGGATAATCAAGAAGTATTGAAAGCTATAGCTGTCCTCGCAGATAAGGTGAGTCGCTATCATGAACGTTTATTAGCAGTAGAAAGAGATCACAAGAAACACGTTGATGGGTGTTCATGTCAATCTAAACCTCCTAGTATGGGTAGACCTTTAACAGAAGATGAACGAATTTTTGTACAAGAAAACATGGCAAAACATAAGGCGGCAGCAAATGGACAATAATTGCCCAGCTTGTGGTTGTGATTTAGATAAATGTATTTGTGATGATTTCTGTGAAAATTGCGGAGCTTAGGGATTTTTAGTTTTTCCAAATACATCAGGTAACTTCGTCACTTTAATTTGAACATTAGTTTCTACATCATCAGATGTAGTAGCTGTGTTTGGATTAGCAATATCTAGTTTAGCTTCATCCTCTGATTCGTAATCAGCCCCTGTACTTTTATTTTTTACCTCAACGTGAACTTCTGGTTGTATAATAGGAATTTCTTGTCCTTCTATTACTTGCTTACCTATTTCTTTTGAGTCTTGTACTTTCTTAAATGCCATTAATTTATCTCCATTAAGCTTACTAATATTTTTACTGCACCTGTTAGTTTTATTGCATCAGCTTGTTCTAATACAATAGGTTGTGTTAACACTTCGCTTTCTGCACCGTCAGCTAAACTTTCTTTGAACAACTCTATTTCTAAATTACTGTTACTACTATCTAATACAGCTACTGTTGTTACAACAGCTCCGCCTGACTGATTAGATAAACGAATACTTTTAACTAAAGCAGTTGTTGGTGGTACAGGAGGTTGCGAGTTTTGATTTGCTGTTGGAACAGTGTAAATAGTTCCTGTTGCACTACCTGATCTACTTATAAATAAATCAGCCAAGGAACCACGTCCTTGCTGTTGATTCGTCTTTTATATCCTGCTGATAACCAAAGTTTAATTGTTGCACTATCTGCTCTAACAACCTTGTTAATATATCAATTATAGTAGGTTGATACTCAGGTGTTGCTTGAGGAAATCTTGTTGTCGTAATCTTAGCCATTATCTGCCTCCATCTGGTTGTACATCTAATCGAAGTGTACCATATCTCCATTTATCACCAACAGCGTCACTGTCAATACGAACATTTGCTTGTCTTCCTCTACCTCGTAAATCAAATTTTTCTGTTGTAGGAACTACAGTTCTTACAACGGTTTGACTGTTTGTTGCATTCGGATATGTTTTAAATTTTAATGTTACATCAACAGATCCTGTAAGATCTTTAAAGTTTGGTATACCTCTTCCTATATGTAAGAAAGGTTGACCATCAGCAATATCAAAATCACCTGACTCAATAAATGCTGTAATAGGTAGTGTTACATTATCATCACCTGTTTCGTGTTGAAATAATGTTGTTGCTCCTGCTGTTAAACCGTTAATAACATTATTATTAGCAACTCCTGTTGTTGAATATTCTGTAGCATATGGTTTTTGATACACGCCATAATCTTGCCATGTTGTTCTAGCCAAGGATCCTGTTGACCAACAGTCTTCTAAATAGTTATAGGTAACATATCTGTCAATTTGTGTGGCATCATTAGAGGTATAGAACCACGTTACTTCATTAAACTCTGAGTTAACAGCAGCAAAAGTTTCTGGTTGGTTTGTAATACTAAAGTCTTCAAAAACATAATCTTGCACACTACAAGGCATTTTAGAAATAGCACCATCAAACTTATAAAAAGAATTCTGTGACATCCAAAAGGCTGTGCCGTTTACATCTACTGCTGAGTGTAAAGATACAGCTCCACAGTTTGCTCCTATTTGTGTTAAGTTAAATGTAAAAGGTGCACCAACAAATTGTAATGCATTTAAACTTGTATCTGTCCAAACTAATACAGCGTTACGTGATCGTACAGCCGTTATAATTTTTGATCCGTCTTGTATTCTAAAAGAACCTGCTGTGTTTGTTGCTGTTGGAACCCATGTGTTATAGTCTTCTTGCGAAGAAAAACGTAAGAATAAATCATCTTTAGATGTTGATGTTCCAATAACTGTTTCTGTTCCAAATAAAAACACATGTCTATCAGGCATTGATACTAAATTAAATCGTGAGATAGTAGGTGCACTTGATACTACTGCGGCAGGCGTTCCTACACCAACCGATGTATCCCATCTAAATGTTCCACCATTACTTACAGTAGCTAATAAGTCTTCACCAAAAGTGTCAAAAGACCAGTTACGTCCTTCGATAGTAACGTTAGACGTAGAACGAGCCGTGCCCCATGCTTCTTTACCCCACTGATAAGTACCCCAACCATAACCATATTGTGATACGGCTGTGCCTACAGATATTTGATAGGTTGCTGTTGCTGTCGCTGCAGATGCTCCTGTACTTGTTGCATTAGCTGCGGCTGTAATTGTATACGTATTGCTTGTTGGTATAGTAAGAATTTGATATTCGGCATTCATTGTCGCTGCAGGAATACCGTTAACAGGTCCTGACGTAGATGATATGGTAACAAAATCTCCTATACTTGCACCGTGACTTGGATCAGTAACGGTAACTGTTGGCGAATTATTAGTTGTACTAAATCCTGTAATTGATCCTGTAGCTCTAACAGGTGTAATGTCATAGGCTACACCCTCTGTATAAATATATAATTTTCTATCTGTTCCGATGGCCGTGTACCGTACACCGTTAAGATCTGTCCATGCGTGCATGTCTCGTGCAACACCGACCAAGGTTGTTGGAATTAATTTTAACCATCCACCAATCTTTTCTGGTAGACCGTATCGAAAACGTACAAAATCAGAATCAGTCCAACGTCCTGCTGCACCGTACTCTGTATCTTGTTTGTCTATCCCTGGGGCAAAAGCTATTTTAGTAAGAGGCATTATGCGATCCTTATAAATCTATATTTAATTTCACCAGCACCGCCGTCAGCACCAGAAGATTGAGGTTGTCCACCTCCACCTCCACCACCAGAACCTTGAGACCCTACTCCTGCTGCTGTTCCTGCAGGTCCACCAGAACCACCAGATACATTGCCAGCGTAAGAAGCCGCTCCAGCGCCACCAGTTTGTTGACAGTTATCGCCCCCACAATTTGCTCCCGTTACACCTGCAACGCCATCACCACCTTGATTAAAACTTCCAACTTCTCCTGTATTAAAACTTGTAATATTAATGCCATCAACAGTAGTTCCTGAAGATAAAGAAGATCCTAAAGTAGCTGTTCCTCCAGAACTTGGATTATTAGAACGAAGAGGACCTTGTACACCACCTCCTGAAGATGATCCACCAACTCCTCCACCTAAAGAAAATATTGCTCCAGTACTTGCACCTGTTAAACTTGTTAATCCTCCACTACCAGCAGTAGTGTTGTAAGGATTTCCTGCAGATTGTGGGCCTGCAGCCCCTACTATAGCAGTTAATTGTTCACCACCTATTACCGTATATACTTTATCTGATATATAAGCTCCTGATCCACCACCTGTTCCACCTGATTCTCCACCAGCTTTATCATACTCAGCTCCTACAACTCCACCAGCCCCACCACCAACTGCTTGTTGTATGTGAATAGCATTAGCATTGGCTGGAACATTAAAATTTGTTGTACCTGATCCTGCTATTGTAAAACTTCCTGGTGTATCAAATAAAGTAAAGACCGTTCGCCATGCACCGCCATCTTTGACGTAGGCATTGGTAATTGTTTTGTTAGTAAAGGATGTACCGTCTCTCACGTAGACTTGTGAGCCAGCACTAGAGCTTATCTCACGAAAAGTACCACCGTCTTTAACATAAATTGGCATAAGGCATTATGTATATTTGTACCAAATATCTCCATCGGATCCACCACTTGGTGCATTTGTACTTACAGTTCTGTTTCCATTAACATTTGTCCCTGCTGTTGTAGAAACAAAAGCTTGTACATCAGCGCCTGCTGCTGGAGTTCCTCCAATATCAAGATCTAAATTAGTTCTTGAAGTTGCTGCGGCGGCGACATCACTTAAATTGTTTGCTACTTGTAATACACCAGTAACTGCTGTACCTGAGAATTTATATTTGATAGATTCATAAGTTGGCATTTTACTTCTCCATTATCTTCCAACCATAAGACACACCTGAGTACACTAACCCAAAAGCTGCGTCTTCGGTTGCTACTGTTAAATCTGATGTTTGGTTATTTATTTTTAAACTGTTTCTTCCGACTGTTAAATTGTTTGTATCAAACGTACTAGCTACATCAACAAACCGTATCTCGTCTCCTGTCGCAGGAGCGGCAGGCAACGTAATAGTAACGGCCTGTGATGATGTATCGACAAATATTCTATCACCACTAAAAGCTGTGTAAGCGGCGTTCTTTGTAATCCATGTGCCACCTGATGTCTGGAGTTCAAACCAATTAGTACCATCAGTGGCCAAAAAGACACTTGTTGTAGGGTTAATAACATATGTATTACCCGAAGCGCCTATTCTAGCTGTAACTGTATAAGTCGAAGAAGCATTTCGTAAGAAGTACAATTTTTCTTTTGAAGTAAACTGTACTGTGTGATTAGCTCCCGCATTTGTAAAGATGATAGCAGCTTGTCTATTTTCGTTATCTGCTTGAGTAGCAGGGCCATTTGTATCTGTTAAGACTGTGGTAGTGCCAGATGATATATTTTTTGTATAAACACCTGCAATGGCTTGTTCAAGAGACTGAGAAAAATTGTTATTGGTTGTTGTGCCCCAAGCATTTGCCTGATCTCCAACCCCTATTAACTCTATTTGTAGTCTGCTTGAATATGTTGACATAATTTACCTAAGCTGCATCTTGCCATGTATTAGTAGCACTATCATCGACATTTGTCCAAGTATTTGTAGCACTATCATCAACGTTAGCAAACGGTGTATTGGCTGCATCGTCTACTGTTACCCATGCATAAACAGCAGCATCTCCGATAACCATATCCATAGAAAGTCCTGTAACGGAAACAATCGTATTGGAGTCAACGGTAACATTTCCAAGAGCGGTAGATATAATATTACCATTTGGAATAGCTGTAGCAGACGCATTAACTGTTGCTGTGCCGACAGCAGAATTAACAACTTGTCCTGTAACTTCTATTTTTCCTGTAGCAATGACTGTTGAGGTGCCTTGAGCAACATTCATTGCCTGACCAGTAACAGCTACTGGAGTCTGAGCATCTATGCTAACTGTGCCGAGACCCGTGGATACTGATTGACCTGTAACGGATAGAGAAGCTGTTCCTGAAACAGTTGAGTTTCCAAGGAACATATCCATGTCTGGTTCAGCAGACGCATCAATAGCAACTTGCCCTCCTGCACTTACCGCATAGGTTCCTAGTATTTGATTTAAGCCAAACCCTGTAACCGATACGGTTGGGTTAGCAATAACATTAATGGTCGGTGAGCCGAGAGCAGAGTTTATAGAAACACCAGACGGTGCTGCCACAGACGCTGTATTAAGAACAACTGTACCAACAGCCGATGTTAAAGATTGTCCTGTTATGTTTGGTTGTGCTCCAGCTTGAGCTACGGCTGTACCTAAAGTAGAATTTAAGGCAAGACCTGTAACAACCGCTACCGCATCTTGTTTACCAAGGGACGATATTGGACCTTCTGCAAATGCTAGGATCCCTAACGTCATGCGCTATCTCGCTGTTGTGGGAACGCCGTCCGAGGTTACAAAAGGATTTGAAGCGAAAGCCATGTAGAGGTACGTGCTACCTGATGCATTAGTATGACTAAAATCTTGTCTTAACTTAAAACCATTTGACAAAAAGTCTATTTTTTCACTACCAACAACTTCTGCAGCATCTGTGTTAGCTGTAATTAGTATGTTATCTACATTATATGTAGGTCTTTTATTATCAAATATGTACCAGTTTTTAGCTGCATTTGTACATTTAATTAGAATATAAGCTGGCTTGAATCCTGTATAAACAAACGTTCCATCTGCGCTACCATTACCAGTGTATGTTCCAATTTTACTATATCCTTGTATGGATCTAAATAAGTACGATATGTAATTTTGTCCGTTTTGATTTACTCCTCCCGCAGTACCAATTGTATAAACAGAAGATGTTGGAGCAGTATTACTAAAACTATTTGCGTCAGATGTACTTGCATCTGTAAAATTTAGTATCATTACTTTTGATAAGTTTGAACTATCAGCAGTAGCTCCTACAATCCATGCATGATTATCACTTAATCCTTTATTAAATATTATCTCTGGAGCTGCGCCTAAACCATGTCCAAGAGTTACACTTGAGCCAGTTCCTGTATATGTTACTATAGAAAACCCTGCTGTAGTATTAACTTGCACGCTTGAAGCGTGTGATCCATCATTATTTGTAACCGTTGTTCCACCATTGTCTTTCCACTGCCATGCTACATAAGTACTTCCATTTGCGTTAACTGAAGCATCGCCAGCATTAACCGAAAAACCATCACTATTTAAAGCACTTACAGGAGTTGCATATGCTGCAAGGTTTAAATTACTTGCAACTGCTACGTTGCCACTTAGTCCTAAAGATGAATTAACTATCATAGAAGCATTTGATCCACTTCTTCTTTTAATCCATAACCAATCTGGTTGTAGATTAGCATTACCGTCATTTGTAACAGAACGTGCGCTACCTGTTCCTGTATATAACTGTGTATGAAAATATACTGAAGGATCGTTGATTGTTGTATATACTGCCATGTTAACCTCCGTATGCTCCTAGGTTCTTAGTACATAACGCATAAAACCCTGATGGTACAGCGTATTCGAAATTTCCGTATCCATTAGCATCTGCATTTCCTGATGCTATAGTATAAGTAGGGTTACCAAAATTTATTTGCCATGTAGTATTGTCAGAACCATTTCTGCTAGCTGCTATACAAGGAACCCAAGTTTTTGTTGTGTCTATTGTAAAATCAGGATAACTCGCATTAAGTGTTGTTGAAGCATTGTTATTATTATACCAAGTGCCATTGTTGCCAACCCATACTTTACCACTATCTAAATCAACGGCTAATTGCGCAATGTTACCACTGTTAAAATTGCTAAAAACTGTAGTTGCTGTGCCAGTATCTAATTTTTGTAAAAGTGTATTACTGCCACCCAAATTAATTCTAATACCCTCTGAGGAACCATTTACATCCCCTGTATCATTAACTGAAACTAAAGCAAGATTAGAAACTTCTCCATTTCCTGTTTTTGTTGCCTTACCTTCTATGTACCATTTACCAGCGGAAAAAGAAAAAGTACCTCTACCAAACCTCCAACCATCAGAGGATGTTGTATACTCCAAGTTGCCTTTTGAAAAATCAGAACCTGAAATATTATTTCCTTCATCAACGTATATAGGATTTAAGGTACAGAAATTATTTTGACAAGTATCTGTTGTACTAGGATTTGTGCCTAATCCTCCTGAAGTAAAGTGATTACCATTACCAGAACTATCTGCACCAAAACCACTCGCATCAGCAGCAGTTCCTGTTCCTGCAAAATCTAATTTAAAACCATTGGTTCCATATGTAACTGAAGGACTTGTGTTAGGCACCCAAATACCATTAGCATTTGTTGAACCAAAAACAGTTGGTGCATATGATTGCCCTGCACACATAATATATTGTGCGAGATAAGTTGAATCAAGTCCGTTAGAACCAGACTGACCTATTTGATATGGAAATGTAGAGTTTATAAAAGTAACATGATTTTGTGCTGGATAGTTTGCATTTTGCCATTCTTGTAATTCGCCATTAACATATAATCTTATTCTATCTGCGGCTGTTGCTTGTGTGGTGTCACATCTTAAAACTATATGATACCAAGCAGAAGGATCTCTAAATACGCTATTTGTTATTTTTAAATAATCAGGAGAACCACCATTTGTGTAATCTCTCCATCTTAACTTTTGATCACTATCCATTCTAAAGTATCCATTAGAACCTCCACTTGCTTGATACACATAATGATATTCTTGTGCACTAGACCCGCTCATGTTTGATGGTTTTAACCAAAAACTAAGAGTCCAAGTTTTTCTTTGTGCATCTGTTGTGCTTGATGCTGTTCTAGATAATTGAGTCGCCATTAATCAAACCTTCCTGAAGTAGTTATTGCAAAACTTGATGTTAGTGAAAAAGCACGGTCCGCTGTTTGCCCTTGTGAATCTGTTGCACGAAGAGTAAAGTTATACGTTGTTGCGCTCGTAGACGATCCACCAAAATCACTTGTAGTTATAACACCCGTGCTTGCGTTTAGCGAACAATTTGCTTGACTTGCGTTTGTTAATACACTTGTTGTTTCTGAAAAGGTTACTGACTCACCAGACGCTGCTACCGTAGCTACGGTACCTGAAAAGTTTCCTGCAATAGTTCCAAGAGAACCAGAGTTTGTTGTCCAAACAGGATTATCTGATACGGTAAGTAAAGCTGTATTTGACCGAACAGCATTACCATCATTATTTTCTATTCGTAAAAAGTATGTGCCATCTGTCGGTAACGTCAGTGTTGCAACAATAACAGTAGCACTTGTAAAACTTACTGCGCTCGCTGCTACGATTGCTCCTGTTGTAGAGATTGCGTCAACAGTTGGAATAGATACATAGTTTGTGCCTGTAATAGTGACAGCCGTTGAGTCATTGGTAATAACAGTAGGACTAATACTACCAATTGTTGGTTTTGTTTCTGCTGGTAAGTTTGTTAAATTAGACGCATCAAAAGTTGGTGTACCGTACCGTGCATTAGGAATAGTGCCTGATGTTAATGTTGTAGCAGTAATACCTGGTGTTATTGTAACCGTGTCACCACCTTCACCAATCGTGATGGTAGAACCATCATATTTTTTAAGGGTATTTACTTTTATCTCTGACATATTAGTTAGCCGTTGTTGGCACTCCGTTCGTTGCTACAAATGGATTTTCTGCAAATGCCATGTAGAGATATTGGTATCCACTACCATTAAAATCATTATCATTAATTCTCATTTTAATACCATTAGATAAAAAATCCATAGCTCCAGTGGACTGTTCAGCATTATTTTCGTTTGCCCAAATTTTTTGTGAAGCTTGATTAATAGGATCTCTTGCAGTATCATACATACACCACGATGAAACATTTCCTGTGCCTTTGAGCATAAAAAAACGAGGTTTAAAACCTGTATAGATAAATGTTCCGTCTGCATTACCATTACCTGTGTAGCTACCAAATTTACTATAGCCTTGTATGGGTGCAAAACAATAAGCTATAAATGTGCCGCCGCTTATATTTGTCCTGTTTGAATAGCCAGTTGTGAAAACTGTGCTAGTTGGATTTGCACCCCATTCGTAAGCGTATGTTGCTGATGGCGCACCTGTTTCGTTTAACTCAAAAACATTGCTTGAGGTAAAATTACCTATAGTAGTGCTACCAACAGACCACCCATAAGTACCGTTTCTGCGTTTGCAAATGATTAGTTCAGGTGCCGAATTAAGGCCATGACCTATTGTTGATGTTTGCCCATTAGAACTGTTAACGCCAGTATAAGACACAATACTAAATCCAGCCGTTGTATTAGCTTGCACTGTAGAAGTAATTGAACCATCTGTATTACTAGCAGTAGTTCCACCATTTGCTTTCCATTGCCAGCCTACATATGTTTGACCACTTTCATTTGTTTTACCATCACTTCCTACTGTAAAACCATCAGAATCAAAACTAGTAAAAGCACTCGCTGAACTTTCGTCATTAGTATTATTACTACTTAATATATAACCTGCTCCATTAGTTGAATTTGTTAAAGCATGTGAAGAATTACTACTTCTTTCTTTAACCCAAACCCAATCTGGTTGTAGATTAGAATTACCATCATTAACTACATTATTTGTACCTCCACCATTACCAGAATAAAGTGCTGTCTGAAAATATACTGAAGGATCTGTTATTGTTGTATAAGCCATATCTTATCCGTATGTGTTTAAATTTTCTGTGCAAAGTGCATAGTACCCTGACGGTACTGCATATTCAAAATTACCATATCCTGCTCCATCACTATTACTAGAAGCTATAGTAAAAGGTGGATTGCCAAAATTTGCTAACCATCTAGGAGTTTCATTAGCTCCAGCGGCAGCAACATTAAAAACAACAACACCGTAAGAATCTGTATTTATAAAATCTGAACTAAAATTTTTTGCCGATGTAGGGTTAGCTTGATTCCAAGCACCACTTCCATTTCCCCATTGCCCATTGTTGCCAAAATAAACATTATTATTATCCATATCTAATGCTACCATCATAACATCATTTAATGATAAACCTGCGCCATATGAAGAAGTACTTGTTCCAGCACCTGTTTTTTCTTTATAATAAAGATCTCCATCACCTGTATAAATGTAGGCAAAACTTTCAATGTTTTGAGTGTTTTGTTTATTTGACCAATTTGTAATTCCTGCAAAACCACCGTTCACATCTTCAGTTATTTTAAATTCAGCGTACCATTTACCTTTAGTCAAACCAATATTTGAAATACATTGATTATCTAATCTTTGACCACTTTGTGCTCCATCTCCTGTAAAGTCAAAATCTAAATTACCTTGTGTTAAAACATTTCTAGTACCTTGAGGAAAGCCCATAGATGTTAAAGTAGCAAAAACATTACTTGGCGTGTCAACAACTTGAGCACCCGTGCCTGCGTTATTTACCGTCCATGTATTACTATTACCACTGGTATCTGTTCCTAATGCCGCAGCATTTTTAAATTCTAATCTAAATCCATTGGTGCCGTATGAACCTGAATACGTTTTTGGTTTCCATATACCTGTTGTAGAATCTGTTTCTCCAAAATCTGTATATGATTTTATTGTGCCATCTATGTAATAAAACTCTGTTAAATAACCATCAAGATGTTCAGTGCTATTATCATGTCGTCTACCAATATTCATTTGAACACCAGACTGAGACCATTCAAGATTTGCGTTTTGTACCCAATAAGTCAAGGCTTTTGTTTGTTGAACTCCATTAACATATAATTTCCAACCATCAGTTGAATTAGCTTGGGTAACATCAACACTAAAAAAAATATGATACCAAGCTGAGTTGTCTCTATATTCTCTATTGCTTTGAAAATAAAAACCACTGGCTGCACTACCATTCAAAGTATTATCAATAATTAGTAAATCATCTGCAAACCTTACTCTAGTCATGTTAAAAGGTGAAGTTGAAGATGATGCCTCTAGTATATAATGATTACCACTAGCCTTTAGATTTGCTCTTTTAACCCAAAAGCTAACAGTTGCTTTTGTTCTTGAACCTGTTGAGCTTGGAGTTCTGCTTAAATATGTGCCCATTATGCGTCAAACCTCATAGCGTTACTTATACCAACGTTAACGGCGATTGAAAAGGCTCTATCTGCTGTTTGAGCCTGTGCATCCGTTGCTCTAATAGTAAAGTTATATGTTGTATCTTGCGTTGCTCCAGACTCGGTTCCTGTAATAGCTCCTGTGCTCGTATTCAAACTACCACCTCCTGGCAACGATCCTGATTGCACGGCGTATGCTGTAGCATTGGTTGCATTAACAGTAAAACTAATAGTTCCTCCAGCATCCACGGTTCCTAAAGATCCTGCCGCTGTCTGCCATGCAGGAGCATCGGATACGGTAAGTATTGCTGATGAACTACGGACCGCATTACCATCTGGGTTTTCTACTCGTATAAAATACGTGCCATCAACAGGCAACGTAAAGTTTGCTACTAATGTTGTTGCACTTGTAAAAGAAACAGAGTCTGCTGATGTAATAGCCCCTGTAGAATTTATTGCATCTACATAAGGCGTGTTAACATAATTAGTCCCTGTAATTGTTACGGCTGTTTGTGTGTTTTCTATAACGGAAGGACTAATACCTGTAATGGTTGGTTTGGTTTCTCCTACAACCGTTGCCCAAGCTGTTGTTGTTACGCCAGCAGAGGAAGAAGAATATCCAATAAATTGATTTGCTGTTCCTGTTCCTGTTGGTAAAGTTATAGCAGCTCCTGATAAACTTAATGTTTTTGTCGCTGGATTAATAAGTTTGTTACCCATATAGCTGTGACTACTACACTGATAATATAAAACGTTAGGTGTGTAACCTCCAACTTTTATTTGTGTGTAAGCGCCTGCTTGACCAGGTGTACCGTTTGTTGTTACATTGGTACTAAATATTTGTGTCTTTCCTGCATCTAAATAAAACAATAAAGGATGTCCTGAATTAGAAGCATCGGATTGATCAAATTTATAATAGTATTCGTAAGAAGAAGATTCATTACCTTCAATAAAAAAACTTGGAGCCTCTGTTCCGTTTATAAAATAAGCATTAGAACTACCTGCGCCGTTGTATACATTAGCCGAAGTTTTTGCTGCAACAGTAACAGTAAACGTTACAGGGTTAGCAGATGTGCCTTGAGGCGTAACGTCTAAAGCATTATTAACAATAGAATCACCTGACTCTCCAAGTGTGATTGAAGTAGCTGAATGTTTCTTGATTGTGTTTACTTTAAGTGTTGATACCATGTTATTCTGCCTTCATTATTCCTGCATTAGAAGGTAAATTATTTGTAGAAACTATAGATTGATCAGCAACTGCATAATAAAAATAAGTTTCTCCATTAGCATTCATTGCACTACCACCGTCCATTACTCTAAATCCATTACCAAAAAACTCAGCTACGTGATCCACATTTTCTGCATCACTATCATTAGCGTCTAATCTTCCTGTAACTTGGTTATGTCCAGGACGTCTATAATCTTTTATAGCCCAGATACCTCCTCCATTAGCTTTTCTTTTAAGAAGAACATAAGCGGGCCTAAAACCAGTGTAAACAAAAGCTCCGCTAGAACTTGTCCCATTTCCTATATATTTTCCTGCTTGCTGATAACCTTTTATATTAGCAAAACAATAAGCTATCATAGTGCCGCCGTTTGTTTTAGAGTTTGTTCCTACATAAAAAGAACTAGATGTAGGAGAAGTGTCTTGATACCAAGAACCTGCTGTATTAAAATCATTCGTTAAATTTAAATACATCCCTCCAATATTACCAAAAATTGAATGATAAGTAGTCCAGTTTTCAGTTGCTGCATAATTTTTAAAAAGTATAAAATCTGGTGCTACACCTAAACCGTGTCCTACCGTGCCATTTGATCCTGTACCTGTCCATTTAACAATACTAAATCCCGCTGCTACGTTAGCTTGTACAGTTGAAGTTATAGATCCATCTGTGTTAGATGATGTAGTGCCACCATTGGCTTTCCATCCCCAATTAATATATGTTCCTCCACTAGCATTTATATCAGCATCAGTTCCAACTTGAAAACCATCTGAATTAAAAGCTTGTAAAAAGTTTGCTTCTACTGCTGCTGCATTAGAATTATTACTATGAATTCTTGATGTTACACCTCTAGTTGAATCAAAAAGAAGATGATTTGCAGTGTTATTTCTTCTTTTAAACCATAAGAAATCTGGTTGCATATTAGAATTACCAGTATAAGTAATATTTCTATCATCACTTCCATTACCATCATAAGTAAGTGCTTGAAAGTTTGCTGAAGCGTCAGCAATTGTTGCATAAGCCATTAGTTAAACTCCTGTAAATTTTTTGTGCATAAAGCATAATAATTATATGACCCATCATTAGGTGTATACTCAAAATTTCCTTGACCATTTGCATCAGCTTGACTTGAACTAATAGCTAATCTTGGATTACCAAAATTAGCTCCTTTAATTTGACATTGTTGATATTGTCCACCAGTTCCAACTCTACCTCCAAACATATATCCACTGTAATCTTTATATGTACTTAAACTTGTAAAAGCTGCTGTACCACTATTTTGTATTGTACCGTTTTTAGAAAACTTTAATGTTCCATTATCTAAATCTAAAAACATTCCTATAATATCATCAGTGGCATAAGAATTACCATAAGCCGAACCTGTAAGAGAACCTGTACCATCTCCTAAATATTTTTGTCCGTTTGCCCCATAAAGATAACTGTATCCTGTACCTTTGTCGGAGCTAACATTAGCTGCATTCATATCCATTTGGGTAGCTATGACCCCTAACAATGGACCATTACCTGCAGAAACTGCTGCTGAATTTACATGTGGAGTTATTTCACAATACCATTTTCCTTTTGTTAAACCTCCCAAACTAGAACACCAGTTATTACCTTGACCATCTTGATCTTGATTATCTAAAAATAAATTACCGTGAGCATAGTCAGGAGCATTATTAGTTTGACGTCTGGCGTATGGATTTAATATAGCAAAATTATTAGAAGGAGTGTCTGTTACTTGAGGAAGTGTTCCAGCACTTCCGATAGTATAATTATTAGTTTGTCCACTTGAATCTAATCCCATATTACCACTGTTCTCAAATTTAAGAAAAACACCATTTGTTCCATAAGTAACACTAGGATTAGTTTTTGGTTTCCATATTCCTGACGTAGAATCTTTTTCTCCAAAAGATGTTGGAGGATAAGCAGTGCCATCAATTAAATGAAAATGAGAAAAGTATCCTTTAAAATTAGAAGAAGCTCCATCTCCATCAGTATTTATATAATGTGTTTTACCACTTTCATTTACAGGGGTGTTTTGATTTTGTGTCATGGTATTATTAGTTCCCCATACTGTTATTTGTTCTCCATTAACCCAAGCTCTTACTCTATTATCAGCATTAGAATCTGTAGAATCAATAGCAGCAACAATATGATAAAAAGAAAATTGATCAGTAAATACAGCATCACTAACCCTGTAAACTGTAGCTCCACCTCCAATTCTTAACTTATTAGAACCATCAAATCTACAATAAAATTGACCTGAATCACTTCCTGCGGTGCCAACTCCAAATATTCCACCATTTCCATTACTAACTCCGTTTGCTCTTTTTAGCCAAACAGAAATAGTAAATATTTGTCTGTTACCTGTGCTTGATATTGATTTACTTATAGTTGTCATTATTGAAGCCTCATTGAGTTGTTTATACCAACTGAAATGGTAATTGAAAAGGCTCTATCTGCTGTTTGTGCTTGAGCGTCAGTAGCACGAATAGTAAAATTGTAAGTTGTTTCTGAAGTAGCTCCTGATTCTGTTCCTGTAATAGCTCCTGTGCTTGTATTTAAAGAAACACCTCCAGGTAAAGAACCAGATTGAACTGCATACGCTGTAGCACTCGTAGCTGAAACTGTGTAAGAGACAGTACTACCAGCAGCATTTGTACCAAGTGATCCTGCCGCTGTTTGCCAAGCTGGTGCGTCTGATACAGTTAGTAATGCTGAACCTGATCGTACGGCTAGTCCGTCATTATTTTCTACACGGAGAAAATACGTACCGTCTACAGGTAGTGTAAAAGTTGCTACAATAGTTGTTCCATTTGTAAAAGATACTGAGTCTGCTGACACAATAGCTCCTGTTGAAGAATTAATTGCATCGACAAAAGGAACAGAAATATAATTAGTTCCTGTAATAGTAACTGCTGTTTGTGTGTTTTCTATTGTTGAAGGATTAATAGAACCTATTGTTGGAAAAGTTAAAACTGATCCTACTGTTATTGAACCACCTAAAGCAACAGATGATCCGTTAATTGTAATTGATGAATTTGCTAATTTTGCATTAGCAATAGAACCTGCTAGTTCGTCGTTTGTAATTGATCCGTTAGGTAATGTTATTACCGTACCTGCTGGCAACGTTATGGTGTCACCGTTCTCTCCTATTTGAAGAGCAGTACCTGATCCTTGTGGTATAATTTTATTTACTTCAATCGTGCTCATAAAATAAATAAATTTCCTGTTACGGACAGTGTACCTGTAATAGATACGGGTCCAGCTAAAACGCCAGAGTCCATTGTTTGAACATCGCTAATTGTAGAATTATGTGTTGTCACATATGCTGTAGGATCCATGACAGGAGATGGTGCCTTCTTTGCTGGATATGTACAAAATACATCTTTTGCACCTGCAGAAAAATCTACTTTATTATCACTATTCGTACTCTCTAAAACTGTATCTCTTGATAGTGTATCGGGAGCAGCATCGGTTACAGTACCTATACCAATTTCATATTCCGTACTTCCTGATTGCATGGCAATACAGTAGTACGTCGTATTTGTTGTGCCAATACCAGCGACAAAAGTTTGAAAACCTGTGCTTGCTCCTGCAAGATTCACGGTCCCCGTACCTGTTGATGTCGTGGTTTCCTTAACACGATCATTGATAATCAATGCCATGTTAAACTCCTACGATAATCTCAGTATAGCTGTACTCGTGCCTGGTGCTGGAAATTCAATAGTAAACGTACCGTTGGTTGCTGTAAAATCAGAACCAAATGCTAAAATACAAACTGAATTCGTAGTGCCTGATCCACCATCAGTAGTGGTGTTATAAATCATAGCGCCGTTAGCTGTGAAACTAGCAGAAGTCCATTGAGGGTTAGTATTGAAGTCAACATATGCTGTTGAAGCTCCTGTGCCTCCTGTTACAGATTGGTTCTGTAAAGTTTCTCCACCTGCTGAATACGCTGATCCAGAAGCGTTTGTTATTTCGTTACTTGTTGAATAGTTAGCAGTGCCTGCTCCTAAACTTGCGCTTGATGTAAACAACGCAATTTTAAAAGTATGCCCACCATTTGCAAAATCGTGCTTTCCCTCTAATAATTCTTTTTTAAAGGTGTTGCACACTGCTTGTGTTATAGCCATTTTTATCTCCTATGGGTTTTGTGAAGGCAAAGGTAAACGAATAACACCATCTTGATATTCATCTCTTCTTCGTCTTCCTTGTTGTTCAATTGCAAGTCTTTGTACGGATTCATTATAACTTTTTTCGTACTGTGCAAGTAAATCATAAGGTCCTTTGAGGAACTTAAAAGCCTCAATAAGACAAGCATATAATAATACTTGTGGCGCATTTGTACTAACCCAACTTGTCGTGTTAGTTGCGGAAAGCCCTGTTTCATTACGATTCAAAGCTAATTCTATCTTATATGCTGTATCTGGCGTTGGAGCAAGGTATATTGTATTCTGATCCCACATCGCATAATATCTTGGTTTACTTTGAGTAGTTCTATTTGGCCAATATTCTGTCATGTAGCTAATATCTTTTTGTAATAAATACGTTCTAACGTTTGCATCTGTTCCAGTAGAAGGATAAATAGAAGCTGTACGAACAAATGCCATAGTGCTTGGAGTAGCTCCTGGCAAAGTAACAAACTCATTACCTTGAGTTAAGGTAGCAAATTGATAAGCTCTAAATACATCAAGATCAACTTCTCTAAATATACGTAGTTCTGCTTGATTAATAAAATCGTTTACGATTGCTGTAGTTAATACAGTGCTATCTGTTTCTGTGTAACTTCTTATTTGATCTACTACTTCTGTGTATGTACTCATGATATTACCACCGTTGCTGTGCCTAATTGGGTGTTCATTATAGTGTCTTGATTAGCTTGTGAACTTCCATTTAAGGGTTGCATTGTTCTAACTTGCACTGTTTCTAAAGCTCCAGGAGCAGGAATAGGATTAAATTGTTGTATAGTTTGCATAACAGTCTGAAAATTGTTTGCTCCAATTGCAGGAGAAACACCATTAGCTCCTCCATCTATCATAGCTTTTGAATCAATATCATCATTTATATAAATACCGCCAAGAGGTATAGTAACACTAATTACCTGTGGTTTAGCGTGTTGTAAAGATTGTGCATCGGTTGGATGATTAGTTGGATTTAATAAAGGAGACTTTACTTCGTATTCTGATTTATGAACCCATGCTCCTGTCCATTCTTGTACCATTTCATTATAAGGATATGCAA